CTGCTGTTTCCCATGCAGTGGTTGCGCCAGCTACTATTAAAGCTGACAATAATATCGCTGCGGTTGGGGGGCATGATTTGCCGCTGGAGGGGCCGCACTTCGCCGACATTCCACGTTGGCGATCAGTAACGCCCGACGTCGTTTCACTTGCAGCATGTGAGCCTGAGTTTGAGATTGGGTGCCACAGACAAGTTCCTTCTGCAAAACTTGTCAAGCGCAATCGCTTTTACACGCGTTGCGTTGTTGGCGGGGTGTTAGCTGCCCTGTTGCTAACATTCTATAAGTCTTGCTTTGTGACCTTGCCCAGTTTCTTTGCTTGGTGCATTTTTGTGTCGGGCTGTGCCATGGTGTTAGCCATGGTACTTATTGAGTATTGTGAGTGGTCCGAACGGGTATTTTCTCGGGCCAAATCCTGGTATAGTAAATATACTGGGAAAGGGGAATGTTCACCACTCCCAAAAGATATACCAGTGCTGGAAGGTCGGGTACTATAGTCACACGAGTGTGTTGCTTTGTTAACGCCCATGTGTGACGACAAATTTGTCCACAGGTTGACAGTAGTACCCGTAGGGGCAGATGACAGAATAATTGCCGATTTGGGCATACCTGTCATAAATAGGCCCTATGAATTAGCTTGTATCTCTTTTAGACCTATCAAGCGAATTCATTGGGTTTATGTGCTTTTGTTTCTGCCCGTTGTTCTCAGTGCCGTCTTCACCTTTGTGCTTTTGGACACTGAGGCTGTGAGTGCCGCCAACACTTACCTCAACGATAATTGTATGTTTGATCAAGATTTTGAGATAACAGCCAATTTCGGTGGGGTAAATGCCAGTGTGCTTGCTTGTGAGCTGCTTAGACATACTGGCATAGACAGGCTTGTGTCTGTCGTGGCGCTCATGGACGTTCCAGTGGACAGGCTCGGCAAGCTCTCATTAACGTACTGGAAAGTAATTTACGAGACTTTTCTCGTATTCTCTTGGGTAGTTTCATTTATCCCAGGGACGTACATTCCAGTTTCGTTGAT